GATACCAACTGTCAAGGAAAAAAAATCTATTTATGATCAGCCGCAGACTAACTGGATAAGCAAAAAGGCATTGAATCAAAGCGAATATGACGCAGCAATGGAGCGAACTTTTTTAGTAGACCCAATTGTTAAACAAAGCCATGATGTTGGCGTCATGGACGCAGCAGTAAACGAGGGGCAACCCTACTCACTAAAATTGCAAAGCCAGGGAGATTCAACTTTGCCACCTGGGCAGTTGGGCTGGTATGCAAGTTTTGGGTTCATTGGATATAACGCTTGCGCTATTTTGTCTCAACATTGGCTAGTTGATAAAGCTTGTACCGTGCCAGCTAAGGACGTTGTACGCAATTGGTTTGATATTACAGTCAATGACGGTTTTGAGGTTGATGAAAAAATATTAAACGAGCTATGCGAACAAGATGAACGTTATCATTTACCAAAAAAAGTAACGGAGTTTGTTCGAAAAGGCCGCGTGTTTGGGTATAGGCTGGCTTATTTTAAAGTAGATAGCGACGACCCTAATTATTATGAGTTGCCTTTTAACATCGACGCAGTAAAGCCCGGCTCTTACCGTGGAATTGTACAGATTGACCCGTATTGGGTAATCGGGCAACTTGACAGCGAAGCACAAGGGGATCCAGCTTCTCTTAACTTTTACGAGCCGACCTGGTGGCAAGTTGGCGCTTTACGCATTCACAAAAGTCATTGTGTTATATTTAGAACTTGCGATTTGCCGGACGTGTTAAAGCCAACCTACCAGTTTGGTGGTGTGCCAGTGCCTCAGATGATAGCATCGCGCATTTATGCAGCCGAGCGCTTAGCAGATGAAGCGCCAGCGCTCGCATTAACAAAGCGGACAGATATTTACAAGGTAGACTCAGCTCAAGCTATAGCTCAGGGCGTTAACTTTTACGACAAAATTAATGATTGGATTTATAACCGGTCGAACTTTGGAATTAAAATAGTCGACAAAGAAAGCGAAGACGTAGTCACAAACGATACATCGCTTGACGGATTAAAAGATAACATAATGACACAATATCAGCTTTGTTGTTCAGTTGCAGATGTGCCAGCGGTGAAGCTACTAGGTGTGTCACCTACTGGGCTGAACTCGACTGGCGAAGGCGAAGAGGCTATTTATCATGAACTGATAGCAGGTTTACAAGCTGGAGCAGTTACAGATCTTGTTAACCGACACCACGACTTAGTAATTAAGTCAGTCATAATGCCTAAGTTTAATATTGCTAGTTTTGATACTACGATTAATTGGCGGCCACTTGATGAGATGACATCAAAAGAAAAAGCAGAGACTAATCAGCTCAAAGCTCAAACAGATGTATTGCTTAGCCAAGCTGGCGCGATAGATGGCGCAGATATTAGAAAGCGCATCATAACCGATGAGGATAGCGGTTATAACGGCATCGATGAGGAATTGCCAGACGATATTTTTGAGGACGAGGAAGACCTTAAAAGCGTATCAGTGCAAAAGGTAAGTGCTGAAGATGGCAGAGACATTTAACGATAAAAAGCAGGTTCTAACTGCTTATGAAATCCAACAAAATCAAAAGGAAAAGGTGTTGAAAGACAGTGCAATACATGGGAAGTAAAAATAGAATAGCGAAACATATTCTTCCAATCATGCTTGCGGAAAGAAGCCCAGATCAATTATGGGTGGAGCCCTTTGTTGGCGGCGCAAATATAATTGATAAGGTTGACGGTAAAAGGATTGGAAACGACATTCATAAACATTTGATAGCCTTACATAAAGCCCTACAGAATGGATGGATACCACCAACGGAAGTAAACAAGGAAATGTATTATGCTGTAAAGAACAACCAAGAAGACTACAGTGACGAACTTATAGGCTTTATAGGTTTTTTGTGTAGTTTCGGTGGTAAATGGTGGAATGGGTATGCCGCTAACAATAGCGGCGTTAATTACGCTGACCGAGGTAGCAGGATGTTAGTGAAGCAAGCTAAAAACTTTGAGGGTATTGAATTTTTATTCGGTAGCTATTTAGACATGAAAATACCCGCCAATAGCATTATTTACTGTGACCCACCTTATGAAGGTACAACAGCGTATAAAGACACTGTTAACTATGTTGAATTTTGGCAATGGTGCAGAGATAAAACAAACGAAGGACACAAAGTCTTTGTTAGCGAATACAATGCACCTGGTGACTTTGAATGTGTTAAAGTCGTAGAACACAAAACCCAACTTAACAAAAACATCAAATACAAAAGAGTTGAAAAATTGTTTAGGTTTAAAGAATAAGGATGATGAATATAATGGAATTTAAAAAGCACGTTAAAGGCAGGCGCTTAGCTTACAACGCTGGAATACAGGCTTGGTATAAGCGCGAGCTAAAAAAATTAGTCAGGCGCATGGGAAAAGAAGTCAGTAATGAAGTTTTACGGCTTTTTCGTTCTAATTTAGCTAAAGACTACCGCGAGCAGCAAAAGCAAATTGCTACGATGGATGCAAGTTTAGCTAGTCAAGCTCGAATATTAATGAATAAGTTGAAAGACAAATACACGGCTTTGTTTGACGATAAAGCGCCTTTTTTAGCTAAAGAACTAGTAAGCAGATCCGAAAAACAAAGCAGAAACAGTCTGAAAGATAGCTTTGAGGGCCTTATTAATGAGTATACATTAAGCCCCAATTATTTACCGGCAGGTGTTAAAGAGGTAGCTAAAAGCACTATTGCTGAAAATGTATCGCTTATAACAACCATACCAGAGGAATACTTTAAAAACATAACCGGCGCAGTGATGCGCTCTATAACAACTGGGTATGGAGTGAGTGAACTTAAAAATTATTTATCTAAGTTTTACGGTCAAAGCTCAAGAAAAGCAAAAAATGTAGCGTTAGATCAAACGCGCAAAGCGTACAATAACATTAATAAACAAAGGATGATGGCTGCTGGCTTAAATTCGTTTGAATGGATACACAGCGGAGGGGGCTTAAAGCCAAGACAAGAGCATATTGAGTTAAGCGGTAAAATCTTTAGCTTTGATGATTTGCCGGTCATTGTGCCGGACACAGGTGAGAAGGGCATACCTGGACAGGCTATTAATTGCGGGTGTACAATGAGACCAGTTTATGTTTTTCCGGAGGGGGAGCAATGAGCGCAAGAAAAATTGACACAAACGGATGGATTGAAATAAAAGGAAATCCAATATCAAAAGCCGGAGTTTTTCAATATCACGGCTCACAATTGCCGGCCTTTTTAGGTTTAGAGCAAGATAAAATGTACAATGTATACAGACCCAAAGAAGAATTAGAAAGTAAAGAGGCGCAAGATTCTTTCAAGCTTTTGCCGTGGACTGATGACCACCCGGACCGCTTGCTAGGTTCAACTGATGAGGGTTTAGTGCCAGCAGAAGCAAAAGGCGTGCACGGTGTAACTGGTGAGGAAATTTTTGTAGACGGTGATTTTTTAAAATGTAATTTAAAAGTTTTTTCCCAAGAATTAGCCGATCAAATAAATTCAGGGAAAAAGGATTTATCCATTGGGTATAAAGCTGATTACATTTTGGATAGAGGTGTGTATAATGGTACTGCCTATGATTTAGTGCAAACTAATCTACGAGGCAATCATATTTCGTTAGTTGATGAGGGGCGATCAGGCCGTGAAGTCAGCGTACTTGATAACAAAGGTGGAGGGGTAGTTGATATGAAAGAAGAAAAAGACATCATGGCGCATGATGAAGATCAGGCGCAAGATGGATTGACTCTAGAAATGCTAGCTTCAGAGATGAAAGCTATTAAAGAGGCACTAGCTAAGTTAATGGGCGTTGCAGAAGGATCAGCCGATGGCGACATGTGCGACATGGGCGAAAAAGCCGAAGCTAAAGACGAAGATGAGGAAGAAGTCGAAGTTGAAAAGCTAAGCGATTCAGACGAAAACGAAAAAGAATACATTGCTTCTGAAATTAAAGAAGATTTAGACGAAGATGCAGTCTTAGACGAAGATGAAGACAAAGACGCTGACAAAAAAGGCGCTATGGATTCAGCTAAGTTTAAAAAAGCAATTATGCAAGAAATCTCACAGCGTAACGAGTTGGCACAGCGCCTATCTAA